AAGAATTTGGTAAGTGTTTTTGAATAACAGCGTACTATTTATTAGTTAGAAACTTCTGTATAGTTTAATTCAATTCCAAGGAGAATAATAATGCCAGCAAAGAAATTTAGATTCGTATCACCAGGCATACAAATTAAAGAAATCGACAAATCTCAATTACCAAGATTGCCTAATGCAATCGGACCAGTAGTGGTTGGTAGAACTATGAGAGGTCCAGGCATGGTTCCTGTGACTGTTGGCTCTTATGAAGAATTTGTAGAAAAGTTTGGTGCCCCTGATAGAGGTGCTGGCAGTGATGATGTCTGGAGAAATGGAAATACAACATCTCCAACATACGCCTCATATGCTGCTGAAGCATATTTAAAGAATTCTTCTCCATTAACAGTAGTTAGACTACTTGGAACTGAAGATGCAGCTGCTACAGATGCAGGTGCAGCTGGTTGGACAACAACAAACCCAGGCGCTGATATAGATGCAGCAAGCAATGGTGGCGCATATGGCTTATTTATTATGCCAAAAGCTACTGATGCTGTCCCTGTGACTGGAGCACTAGCTGCTATATTTTATCTTGATGATGCTAGCTTGAAGTTAGTTGGCGATGGCCCTAATGGAGCATCCGTTACTCATGATTCGACATTAGTAAAAAGCGTTGGTTCTGATTTTGAATTCAGAATGAAAATTCTAAAAAATGGAACAGAAATTGAAAAAGGAGACGTAACCTTTAACTTCAATCCATCGTCAGCCAAGTACATAAGAAAAGTTTTAAATACTAATCCTACACTAGCTAACGATAAAGTGACTCCAGAAGAATCAGTTCAGCCATATTGGTTAGGCGAAACATTTGAAACTTTCCTTAAAGAGGTTATTCCAACCGAAACAGGCGCAGCCGCTGTTGCTGGTGAAGCTTTTGCTTTCATTGCTGCCCTAGAAGATTCGAGCACTAATCATGCAGACTTTCAATCATTAGAATCAACTCCTGGTATGTCTGGGTGGGTTATAGGTCAAGACTTAAACTCTGTAAATAGTAATTTTGAAGCCAAGCAAATGCCAAAATTATTTAGAGTCGTTGCTGGCGAATCGGACACTGGTAGCGATTGGGAACAGAACAATGTCAAGGTTTCAATTTTTGATATCAAATATTCTGACAGCCTATTCGACAAGTTTGGCACTTTTTCTCTTGCAGTAAGAAAAATAGACGATACGGATTCCAATCCAAAATTCCTAGAAGTATTCACTGGTCTCAATCTCAACCCAAGCTCACCTAACTATGTTGCTGCTCGCATCGGCGACAGAAGATTAGAGTGGGACGACTCAGAAAAGAGACATAAGGAAATTGGCGATTATCCAAATCTCTCTAAATATATTCGTGTAGAAATGAATCAGATTGCAGAACAAGGCGGACTAGAGCCAGATCTATTGCCATTCGGCTTTACTGGTCCTACTAGATTTAAGACTATTACTGTAAATAGTGGCTCAATGCCAAGCGGTATGTTAAAAGTTGGAACTGCAAATACTCCACACGCATCAGGCTCTTATGTAGATACAGATGGCCTAAACTTGACCGCTTCTTTAGAATTCCCTAGACTACCAATGATTGTGTCTTCTTCTGAAGCAGGTGCTCTTGACTTCAAGCAAGCTTTTTTTGGCATGATGCCAACAGTCGGCGGTACCGATAAACTAAATGAAGATGTAAGAGATATTTTGAGAATAAAACCATCAGGAGTTGATTCTCACAAAGAAGGAACCGCAGCAGAATATAGTTTCGTCTTTTCTCTCGACGATGTTATTGTCGAAGATGATAAGTCAAGCAGTAGATGGGTTGAAGGATCAAGAAAGGCAGGAGATTCGTTAACTGCTGAGTCCGGTTCTTACCAACACATTCTTGATTTTGGCCATGACAGATTTACTATGCCACTATTTGGTGGTTTTGACGGATTAGATATCAAAGAGCGCGAGCCATTTAGAAACTCGCTTATGGAAGAGGATGGTCGCGATACAAGAAAAACAAATTATGCAATGAACTCCTTGATGAGAGCGATGGAAAGCGTAAAAGATCCAGAAGTTTTAGAAATGAACTTGTTGGTACTTCCAGGCATCACCAATAGAGCCGTTACTAAATTTGCTATTGATGTATGTGAACAAAGAGCTGATTCGTTGGCAATTATTGATCTCGAAGATGGATATCTTCCAGCCTCTGAAAATGCTGACGCCGAGAGATTGCGCTTGGGTAGTGCTTCTGAAACTGTTAGATCAGTTAAAGGAAGAAACTTGAACACTAGTTTTGGTTGCGCATATTATCCATGGGTTAAAGTTCTTGATAGTGAGAGTGGACAGCCTTTATGGATGCCACCTTCAGTAGTAGCACTTGGTACAATGGCTTTAAGTCAGGAAAATAGCGAAGTATGGTTTGCTCCAGCAGGATTCAATCGTGGTGGACTATCTCTAGGTTCTTCCGGTCTTGATGTTGTTGGAGTAAGAGAAAAACTTACTTCCAAGCAAAGAGACTCATTATATGAAGTCAATGTGAACCCGATTGCTTCTTTCCCAAGCGAAGGAATTGTAATCTTTGGACAAAAAACCTTACAAGCAGTTCCATCAGCACTTGATAGAATTAACGTTAGAAGATTGGTTCTTTTCATTAAAAAAGAAATCAGCAGAATTGCTGCCGATCTTCTTTTTGAACCAAATGTTCAAGCAACTTGGGATAGATTCAAAGGTAGAGCAGAGCCTTTACTAGAAGGTGTACGTTCAGGCTTTGGTATCAGCGAGTATAAATTAGTTCTCGATGAGACTACAACTACTCCAGAAGAAATTGATAGAAACATGATGTATGCTAAATTGTTTATCAAGCCAGTATATGCAATTGAATTTATCGGTGTAGACTTTATCATCACAAACACAGGAGCTTCTTTCGAAGATCTATAAAACAAAAAAGGACACTATTTAATAATAGTATAATTTACAGGAGAAACATAAAATGGCATTTTGGACAGATTCTAGCTTTGAACCAAAGAGAGTATTCAGATGGAAAATGAGCTTTGTATATGGAGGTGAAGCTTCCCCAATTGAGCCATTTTATCTCAAGAAGTTCACTAAGCCTAAACTAACAATGACACAAGGGGAACACAAGTTCCTTGATAGAAACTTCAAGTTTCCTGGTCATGTTAATTGGGACGATGTAACTGCTACTTTTGTTGATGATACTTCAAATAGTGTTCTTAAAAGATTAGTTGGGGCATTTGCTGCTTCAAACTATCTAGACGTTGCTGGTTCGCCTTTGGATCCGAACAAAAAACTTAAAACTATTTCTAAAGGTAAAATGGGTGGAACATTATCTCCAAATAATGGCCTCCCAACACCTTCAGGTCCTACTTTTATTGTTCTTCAGCAGATTAACGCAGAAGATGAAGTTGTTGAGACTTGGAAACTAAACAATCCTTTTATTAAAGAACTTACTCCTGGCGGAGAGCTTAATTATGAAGGCGATGATTTAGTAGAATATAGTATTGTAATGGCTTATGATTGGGCTGAAGTTGAAGGTGCCAATATCGTTGCCAAGCCTTTAAGAGAATAAAGTAAGAAAGAACTATTTATTTATATGTTCTGGACAGATTCTAGCTTTGAACCAAAAATGGACTTTAAGTGGGAGGTCTTTATAGAGGCCGGACCTGGATGGTTCATTTTCAAAAAGCTAGAATCTTTTTTTGCTAAGTCAGTTGACAAGCCAAGTTTCGAAATAAACAAGAAACAATACAATCTTATAAATAGGAAAATAAACATTCCTGGAAATCCTACTTGGAATGATATCAACATCACTTTTGTTGATAATACCGAAAACGAAGTTTTTGATTTCCTGATGACCTATTTTTACACTATAAATGTAAAATATGATAGCAAAAATGCTAATGGGTTAGAATACATCTCTACAACAGAGAAATTTACAGACATCGACTTTATCATAAAACACTACGATTCAGAAGAAAATGTCTTGGAATCCTGGAAGCTACATAATCCAGTGATTACTTCCTATTCTCATTCTCCATTAACTTACGAAAGTGATAATCTTAGCGAATACAACATAACTGTCTCCTATGATTGGGCTTCAGTAGAAAATGAAGATGTTTTTGATGAAAAAATAAACAAAAAACTATATAAACCTGATTCTGTTGCTGCCAATTTACCTAGAGTTTTTTCTCTAGATGAATCAATGACAGCAGAAGATGCTGGTGGAAATCCAATAGAGTAGAATACAATTATTAACAAATTTGCTTTAATTTGTTATATTTCCAATAAAGAAAGAGGTTGAAATGAGAGATAACGACGAACGTCTTGCAGATCTTGCTATGCAAGATGAATCACCTGCATCATTAGCTAGTCCCCTAGCTTTTGTAAGCCCTACAGAAATGGTAGATCTGCCTTCCGAAGGTAAACTATATCCACAAGGTCATCCATTGAGTGGAAAAAATACTATCGAAATTAAATTTATGACTGCGAAAGAAGAAGATATATTAACTAACAAATCTCTTATAAAGAAAGGCGTGGTTATAGATAGACTTCTGCAAAGCTTGATTGTAGATAAATCTATAAAAGTCGAAGAATTGCTTGTTGGAGATAAAAACGCAATAATGGTTGCCGCAAGAATATCGGGATACGGACCAGAGTATAGTTTTTCGTTGACTTGTCCAGAATGTCAAGAAAAATCTCAAGAAGTCTTTGATTTGCAAGAAGTAAGAATGAAAGACGTTTCTGAGCCAGAAGATATTGATGTTAAAAGCGTAAGTCCTGGGCTTTTTTCGACTGTCTTACCAAGAAGTAAAATTGAAGTTGTTTTTAGGCTATTGAATGGTAAGGATGAAGCAGAAGTTACAAAAAGCTTTATTTCCAGCAAATCAACAGAACATGAATCAAATTCAACAGCGCAATTAAAGAGAATTCTAGTGTCTGCCAACGGAGTATCAGATCGAAGAGAGCTTTCTATGTTTATTAACAATATGCCTGCAATAGATGCTAGACATTTGAGAAGCTTAGTAAATGATTTATCTCCAAATATCGAAATGAAAAATGACTTTTCCTGTTCATCGTGCGATTACGAGGAGGAGGTGGAGATACCGTTTACGGTCGAGTTTTTTTGGCCTAAGCGATGATTACTCAAGAAATGTCTATGAGCAATTTTTCTTATTAAAATACTATGGAGGATGGAGCTT